TAACGGAACTGCCATGATTACCCTCCTGTTTTATATTGAACATCAATGTCAGGGATAATCGAGCTTATTTCAAGCGGTAGTGGATCTACTTGTCTGATCGCGATGCGACCTTTAGAATCCCAATCACCTTCGATTATCACTTCTTCTCTCTTAGTATAGGGAGCTAGAGGTTTTGTTGCAAGACTTACGTCACCTTCTTCTTGAGTTTCGGACTCTGAATCTTGCATACCATCGTTTGAATCATCCTCTGGGAAGTTCTGACCTACCCAGAAGCCACGAGATTTGTAAACCTTAACGTCAACCTTGTTGCAAAGAATTGATTCAAGGAGGGTAGGTTTCTGCTCGACTGTCTCAACGTCTAGGGTTTCGATATCAACGGCGTAAGGTAAACCAACATGAACTATTGCTCCACGTTTTTCTAAAGTGATGGATCCGCTTGAAACTATATAGTCATTATGACCATCTTGAAAATTATAAGGTGACGCTTCAACAAACCCGTCTAGTAAAACACTCACGGTTTTACCTTCTAAGTGATCTAAACCCGACACCCCTAAAGTTGTTTTATATAATTTTGTAAAAGTTAAATCACTTGGTGAGTGAGGAAACTCAGTTGAAGGTTGTACCCTTACAACAGTAGTAGACGTATAAGTTGTCACCTCTAAATCTATTGAGTGACCATCTTCATGAAACCATCTAAAAATTGTTCCTACGTTTCCTGCACCAGCAGAGTTTGAAAACTCAGCGGAAGCGGCCGTGATTATTAAAATACCCTCGTAGTCTCCAGGGACCACAGGTGTAACGGTAAAAGTATTCTCAAGTACTTCTTTAAAAGTGACAGTTGAATCCATGCAAATGAAATCTTTGATGTCACTCATCTCTCGATTTGAGAGAGTTTCCATCACTCGAAAGTCATCCCGCTTAACAATAAAATAAGGTGTATAAACACCATTATTAGATTTATGAACAGTAACACTCTCAAATAACCCATCAGTATCCCCTCGTGACCATGCTCTTACAAGCTGCTCATTTTGGTAGGTTAAAAGAACAAGAGAGCCGTCTTCCATGACACACCAAACTAGAGGTGTAACTCCATCCTGGAACGCCCAAGACACTATTCGATTGTCCAGGAATAGATGATTAGAGTAAATGGAGATCTCAGAACCTTGGAAAGACGCTTGCTCATCCGAGTACTGTAAAGCCACAACTGAATTGGTTGATTTATCAACAAAAATGACAGATCCCGGAATCTCAAGTGGTGGAACAATATCGTCAATAACATAGTTCGCTCGACGGAGCATTACCGCTGAATCAGGGGTCAAAGGTCCAATAGGGGTCATGAAGATCCCTTGGGTCGTAAACGCAGCCAGACCTCCAAGGTCAGCATATCTTAGAACTCGGCCAGTTCCATTCGTTCCGGCCTTCATCGCTAAAGCTGAGTCATCGTCGATGGGATAATCACGCAAGAAATTTAAAGGCTTTCCAGGTCGAGAGGCAAAAGTAGCTTCTTTGTTTTTATCAAGAGATCCGGAAAGAATAAATCTTTGCTGATAGACACCTATGGCATTTGCTTTGATGTTTCCACCGGCTGATGTGAACCATGTATCAATTGAAAAATCAGTTTGAAAAGTCGGAGGTAAATTTGTGTAATCTGCGGTCTGACCAAAGTCTCTAAACACAAAAGTTCGAGTCGTATATGGTGGACTTGAAGCATCGGAATAAGTGTCAGTTGATCCAATGAATCCATAACCTTGACCATCTTTAGGTCGTCTAAATACAAGCATCTCGATAGTTAGATTGTCGTCAGATTGGTAATCAAAAAGATCGTATTCGCCTTCGATAGTATTAGAGTGAGTGGCAACTGTTGGAATTTTACCCGCAACAGTATTACCTTTTAATAGAACCTCAGTTCCTATTTTCAAACAAGTAACGTACTCAACATCGTAACCTGTCGGAGGACCTACGGGGGTAATTGAAGTCGTTGAACTAAAGGGAGTTGAAGGTTTATTAGGAACTATGGAAGATAAATATAAAACTCGTGTGGCAAGATCAGGGTCTCCAACTACCAAATCTACAAGTACGACTCTAAGAGTTTGATTTGAACCCGTAGATAAAGTTGGATTGCTTGAAGAGACGTAAAGAAAATCTCCACTATGTGCGAACTGAATATATGGTAAATCGTCTTCATCAAATAGGTGAGCACCATCTGCGTAGTCTCCAGCAACTACGTCGTGAATCCGAACGTAAAGTGGTCCGAACTCAACTACATAATTTGTATATGGAGGATGGAATATAATACATTTTTTAGGTTCGACATCAACTGGTGTAATTACAATAGTACCAGACCCGTCACCTGAAAGAGTTATTGGAAAATTTGTATTAGAATTAGAAATGGAACTTGCTAGTTTAAAACTCGTAGGATCCGTAGGGTCTTCGATTATGTAATAGGTAACGCCAACGGATAACTCAGGAGGAAGTGTACCCGTCGTAGTAAGTGTAACTGCTAAATTTGTAGTAAATCCATGCCAGCCCGAAATACTAGTACCTTTGTCGGTAGTGTTATCAAAAGTAATGGATCGTGCTCGTATCTCACTGCCACGTTTTGTTGATTGATTATAAACAGTTCCAGGTCGAGATTTGATTGATCCGACTTTGGTGACTACTGCATTTCTGAGAGTCTTTAAACCTGTTTTGTATTTTTCTAGAGTTGTTCTTTCTTGAAGTTCTGGTGTTAATTCACCTGCTCCAAAAGCGGATTGTATTGCATAAGCCATTATTCCGTCCTTGCTTGTACAAACTCCGAATCGACAGCCAAATCCTCAAACGTTTCACCCTCAAGTCGATCTACTTCTTGAGCTTCCATTTTGTAAAAAGTGTAGGTCTCTTGAACACTCTTACGAATATTCAAAGCACCTTTACCGACGATCAAACTTGAAGAAAGAAAACCCAGTCGGTATCCCAAAGCTAAACCCGCGCTCGCATTTAACGAGTTCAAATTTATGTCTGATCGGATGTATTCACCTACAGCATCAGGTTGATTCGTATAGATTACACTCACACCGTTTAGAGTTCCTCGTGTGCGTGGAATACTTGTTGATCGATTATCTTTTCTAAAACCAGAAACTACTCTGCGAAAAAATAAACATTTAGATGGATACTTGTAGGCATAGAGCCATTCATCGTTTGGTTCTTCTTCAATTAGTTCAAGGGCTGTTCGTTCTGAGGTGGCATCAAGATCGAGGTCTTGAAGTGTTTGAGCTAAAGCAATGGGATAAAACTGCCGTAAAACTTTAGCTTCTTTTGATGAGTCATTATCAGCATCGGCAATCTGCTTGTTTAGAAGAAGCGCACCTAAAGCTAAGTTAAATATATCAACCTTAGAATACACTTCTCCTCCGATTTAAAGTTTGATCATCCAGTTCTTTGAGAATTCCTTCTCAGACTTGATTTCAAACTTATCGCCTTCATTTCTGCGAATATTATCGTAGAAACCTTTTTCAATTGCTTGAACAGGAATTACTTTCGATTTCTTAGGCGCTTCAACAGCGACTTCAGCCGCAACATTGGCTTTAGAAGCGGCAGAAGCCGCTCCTGGTTTAGGGATAGCTGACATTTAATCCTCCGATTAGTTATTATCGGCGTGAACAACTTTAGGGAACGACTTGTACTTGTTGATTTCGTCTTGTGGAACGATCCAAGCGTCTGCCGTTACAGTGGTAACACCGCCAGAAATGGTATCTCGTACTCCAATGTATCTGCGGGCTTTAACACCTTGAGGTACAGGAATTTCAATCATTGCTCCAACAGTTAAAGCCGCAGCTAAAACTGTCACTGAACCAAGAACTGTTACGTTCGAAGTTAATGCAGCGTCATCTGCTTCAACTACTGCTAGGACGTGAGTAGAACCCGCGCCCGCTGCAACCGTAGGGATGAACAAACCAGCCATGCGTCTTCCGATGAACATGTCTGAGCTTGCAGAGTTTGTGTCGATTGAATTTGCTGAAACCGCAGTTGCAACAAAGGCCTGTGCTCGACACACTTGATCTTCATAATCTAATAACATAGTAAACTCCTATTTTAAAAATTAAAGCAAAACAATAAGGGGTTTTTACACCCCTATAATTCCTTACGATACTACAGCTTCAGTGTTCAATAGAGCGTCTGTTACAATAACTTGACGACCTAAGAACATCATAACTTGTTCACCTTGGTAGTTTGCGAAAGTTAATCCGCCACCACCGCCAACTTTCTCCAAAGCTTGCTCATGCAAGAATGAAGCGATAGTTGAGTTCATGTAAACATAACCTGACTTAGTTCTTACAGCCGCAGGAATGCGGTAGTGAGCGCGAGTCATAAGTTTTAACAAGTCAGCCGCAGAAGTTCCACCAGCTTTTAAGTCAGAGATATCGATGTTACAAACACGAGCTGTTGCTCGGAAGTCTTTAACAACTAGACCGTGATCGATCATGAACTCTTCTTCCCAACCCCAGAAAGTTCCTGTTACAGAAGTCTCTGTTGTTCCAATGATTTGAACTTTACCGTTATCTTCACGCTTCAGACCCGCAGTTGTTCCCGCAGGGTAAACTCCGAAAACTGTGTTAGGTCCCCAATCAACAAAAAGGATTGAAGTGTTATCTGATCCAACACCACCAGCATTAACCATTTGTTTAGAAGTTGGCTCAGAAGCACTTAGAGTTGAAAGAACATCAAAGAAACCCGCAACTTTACGAGCATCTTCTGAAGGAGATCCGTAGAACAATAAGTCAGCGTGTTCTTGTGCCATTGCTTGGATGTGACCTTGAGCTTGGTTCCAACGATTGAATGCTACGCGATCTTGTCCACCGCGAGCTGCAACCATTACGTCGATCTGAGACTTAGATTCAAAGTGAGCTGCGCTGAACGAGCGTTCTTCGATTCTAGACTTAGATGCTGGAATAGGTTGATTGGCTTTACGGTAATAAACCGCAGGAAGATTTGATCGAAGAGATTCGATGTGAACCGTCTTCTCGTTCATTTCAATGTAGGGCATATGATCCAAGATAGGGTTTGATTGAACTAATACTTCTGCTACTTTACCAATTCGTACGTTTTTGCCTTTAGCTACATCCGCTAGGGTAACTAAACTTGCTCCGATAACTGCCATTTAAGCCTCCATTATTAAATTAATTATTAACATACATATCACTTAAAAACTTCCATTGATCAGTTGGCTTTGTCTCGGAGGCCGCTGATCCATCACCCTGTACGAAGCCTTCTGTCTCGTAAAGCTTCTTTGCCACAGCGTGGAAATCTCTCATAGTGTTAGGAGGCAGCATTCCACCCTTTTCTGTCAACATCTTTTTTGTATTAGGCATGAAATCTGCGATAAATTTATTAACCATCTTGGTATTTGCATCGAAATTAGCCCCACCAAAGTCCTTATCGTTCTTTAATTCGTTAAACCATTCAGTCTTAATTCGGTTAGTTTCCGCTTCAACTTGTTTTTGATATTGAGCTTGAGCTTGTTGTTGAGCAACTAACTCGCTCTTTCGAATGTCTACCAAAGCAAGCTGAGCTTCTTTAGGTAACTTGTATTTCTCAAAATGCTGAGTAAGTAATTGCTTATCTGCATCGCTGAAGTCTTTTAAATCTGCTTCTACTTTAAATGCCGCAGGTGCAGCCGGAGGAGTTGCAGGTGCCGGAGGCGCTGCATTTGGATCCACATAACCAGCCGCATTTGGTGGTGGAGGTGGTGTGTTGTAACCAGAATTTACTTCACCCGCTGGCGGCGTCGCTGCTGGGGGTTGAGCGGCTTGAGGGGTTTGGTTTGGTGCTGGCGGTTGTGATTGCGCTTTAGGGTATCCAAGTTCGTCGTACTCGATACCCCCTTGCGCTTGAGGCGTCGGAGCACTCTGTGCAGGTGGCGGGACTTGGGGAGTTGTTTGTGCATTCGCACCTCCACCACCAGTATCACCTGGATTTACTTGATTGAATAGTATGCTAGACTTTTTTGGAAACATTTGATCTCTCCTGGGTTATTTTTTCTTTTTCAACCGTAGCTAAAATGATTCCCGCCATGCGAGGTTCAGCTTCGGATATTAATCTAAATAAGGCGCGTCCTGGTCTAAGCGATCCGAGTTTATCGAATAGAAGATCTTCTCTCAGACCTAGGTCGGGCAGCTCTGCTACTTCAAAATGCTTGAAGAGATATTTTATGAATCTCTCGCCTGGATGAGTAGCTAGAATAGAAACAACATCATGGAGCATTTGTTGGTGCTCCATGAGTTCTTGCATATCATAATCTGTTAGAACTGGTGGTTTTGCTGGTTGGTTCATGTTAAATGACGCACTTAGTTAGCGTCTGACCAGGTACCATTGATTCCTACAACTGCCCAGTTAACAGCATCGAGTGCTTCCAAAGTAATACTATTACCTACAGTAGCATTTCTAGAGGCATCACCTGCAACGTTTGTCGAGTTCAATATGACATCGGCGTTATCTGGATTGATATCAAAGTTCGAAGCATTGGCTGTAATGAAAGTAAATCGACAACCTAACACCGCAGAGACTTCAGGTAAGTTGATTACAACCGCACCACCATTATAAACAGTAGATCCACATTGTGCTGCTGTAAGTGTAGTTGCAGTCGCTAAAATACGATTTTGCAAAACACCTAAATTAGTACTAGCTACAACTAGTTTACCACCAGATTTTGAACAACTCATACCTGTTGAACAACTGATGACGCTTAGTAATCCAAGATTACTAGTTGCGTTCTCTGCTCTAAAAGCTAGAGCTGAAATACCGAACAAGAACAAAATCAAACCCGTAATAAATTTTCCCATGTTAAACTCCTTTTGTTTTAAATTAACTTGGAACTGCTCTTAAATCTTTGACTGCACCAGCAACACTTGGCAAGGCTTCTGTTAACATCTGCTGTCTTTGAGCCTGTGCCTGAGCTTGCTGTCTCATTGCGTCAACATCTGCTTGATCTCTATTCAAACCAGCAGGTAAAAATAATCTATCCTCATACAAGTCACATAACTTATCAAGGTTAGCTTTTTGAAATACTGAAGGGTCGAGTTGACCCACTCGTTGAAGCATATCGATATACTGATTAATCTGTGGAAGATCCGCAGCTCGCTGTGCTTGAGCGAATGTAGAAATCATTTCCACTCTAAACCATTCACCTTCTAATTCTGGTGGTGGTGGCGGCATGATCGGATCATCTTGGATAACATAATTCATTACGAACTCAACATTTGGTACATTGTAAGAAGTGTTGAGAGCTTGTAAATTTGGACCAATGACTAGTTGTTGTTCGTTGATGATTGCTTGAGTTTCCGTAGCAGTTCGAGTCTTTGGATTCATTGACAAGAACAACAAAAAATCTGCGAAGAAAAACTTATCGACCATTCGTCGCAAGTCTTCTACGTCAGCGGTTAAGTTTACAACCGCAGGGTTTATTTCATACACATTGCGAAGTCCACCTTGAGACATACTTGTCGCATCGACAGGAATGTATCTGTTGGCTTGCGTTGTGATATAAGATTTTTTTAAATTAGCTGGACCTTGGATTGTAGGAGCAAGCATCTTCTCTAAAGCCACATCTTTACTGATTGCTTTTTTATTCAAAGACTTTATCACACCCATTGCCATAGTTGCAGGTCCAGTCTCACCGTACTCGAAGTTATCCGAGCTTTGAGACTTACCAACAATAAACGGTTTACGAGTTGAATAAGACTCTCGAAGGAACTGCTTATCTTCCTTAGAATTAGGTTCTAAGAAGCCGCCATTGTCCATTCCTTGACCATAAAAGCCACCGACCTGTGCGCCACCTAACTCATAGGTTAAAGATAACCATTGACGGTTTTTACCACCAACAGCCTCATTAACATTAAAGTCTTTGTTTTCCATGATGATCTGAGCGCACTCGATTTTTACTGAGTAGTTACCTTTCTCGTAACAGTTCTTTATTTGGTCTGAGAACGTTGACCAGTCGTAATCACCACCTGGGGTTTTCTTACCGTACTCTTCTACTAGTGCTTTTACGTTTAAAGTAAACTTGCGAGTTAGAACCACAGGCTCATTTAAAGCGTTATTAATAATGAAGTAAGATCCAGGAGTCAGGGTATGATAGTGAAGTCTAAAGCCTGGAAGCTCTTGGATAATGTGCGCACCGGTATTTAACGCACCGTAGTCATAATAGAATTGTCCAGCGGCATTATAGAAATTGCTGACTGCGAATACTGAAAGGCAACGTCGAGTGAGTAAATCTAAATATTCTCGTACTCGAGTTAATCCGTTTAAATCTGGATCCGGGTGAACCACTCTGAACCAAGGTCGAGTTGTAGAAGTATTACCTTCTAGAAACCCTGCTACGAATGATCTATGAGCAAGCAAGTGAGTACCATCAACAATGTGTTGATTATTTCGCTCACCCTCTGGTTGATTTAAAATGTATCGCATCCTGTGAGGGATTACCCAACGACCTTGATCGATCCAAGTACCTTTGATGGTCTCGAATTTCTGTTCAGCTTGTTGGCGAATATACTCACATTTAGAACGAGAATGTTTATATTTCATTTTACAATCCTAAAAAGTCTCTGGTTAGATTGTTGAATGCTCCATCACCACCAAGACCAGACCCAGCGGCAAATAATGATCGACGTTGTGCAGATCCGGCAGCACGAGATGCTGATACGTCATTACGTCTAAGTCGAGCTAATTCTTCTTCTCTTAATCTAGCCGCTTCAGCACGTTGTTCTGCAAGTAAAGCCTCAGCGCGATTGTTGGCGGCACGAGCTGCATTGGCACCTGTTAGCTCACCAACTCCTTCTGTAAAACCACGAGTAAGCGCACCAGCTTTGATACCACCTTCACCGTAACCAAGCAGGCCAGCAGTTAAAAAGTTAAGAGCTACGTCTTCAAAACTTGCTCCGCCTGTGGCTTGGTTAAGTCCTGAGTTAATAGAGTTTCCAGCGTTAGATAACTCACGGTTTATAGGATTAGTTATGTCACCAAGGCCGATGCGGATACCACCGATACTGATACTGCCGCCACCAATACTAACATTAGTGTCAACTTTTGGGTCGTCACCTTTGGCTTCACCAAAAGGTGTCTCAATCCTCCAATGAGATTTACTAATTTCGACTAAAGGATTATCAAAGTCATTAAACATGCCCACGTACTCACCTCACACTCTTTATACTTAATTAATAATCCATTCCCGTCAAGTCATCATAGTCCGGCATGGACTCAGGCATGACAAATGCGTTCTCGCCAATCTCCCTAGGAGCATTGTCGAATAATGCGCTATGACCTTCTAGACGATCAAGAACTTTACGCGAGAATTGCAGAACAAATCCATCGGCCAAATCGGGAGAAGCCAGCATTCGATCTTTAATATCTTTCTTACTCTCAGCTAATTTCTTAAGACTGGTCTTATGTCTTGAGCCTTTAGTCCAGCAAAGCTGTTTGAGGATGTCATCTAAGTCCTCTGGATTAACGGCCGTGATAACGTGCCCGTCAATTAAAGCTTTATTCGCCTCCCAATACATCTGTGCTCTGATGTTGGCATACTCTGAGTCCTTTGGATCGGCTACATCGTTAGGTGAGTTAGCGAATGAGATTAATTCCCAGTGCCATTTTCCATCGATATTCGCCAATGTCTTAAGTGCGGTACCTTCCCCTTGATCTATGAGAACCCGATCAGCTTGTAAGTCCTTCTCGTACTTGCATACCTTGCTGTAAGTGTAGCTGTGATCTTGTCCTTGCTCACTATCTAGTTTAAACCGCTCAAGTAGACACGAATACGCACCTTGATGATGCCAAATGGTAGTCTCATCGCCTCCGGTCCACGCTGGATCCACCGTTATGACGGAAGGAAGTATCTTAACACTGGTCGGATCAAAGTCTTTACCTCTCTCAATGGCCGCTTGGGTGGCTGTAATGCTGATTATGGAGTCCTTGGCAGTCTTTCGCGGCAGTCCGCGGACCCTAACCCTAAAGTCGTCGTGATCTTCATTGCCACCAGCAAGACGCAACCACTCTGCTACGAGTGTTTTATCAACGTGATCTAGGGATCTGGTATCAATTCGCAAAGACCTCCACTCAGGGGAAGTCATTAATTGCTCGAAATAAGCCGTTGGGTCATCTGAGTTACCAAACACCATCCAAATTTTAATAGTGTCTACATCGGTAAAGGCACCCGATGCGTATTTAAAGATAACCCCTGGAATACCCGGTGCCTCCTCGAAGGTGTAACTGATGGCATGACCTTTGTTGTGTAGACCCGATACGGCGGCCGGCGTCTCCTCAGACCAGTTAAAATGGTCAAGTCGCCATTGCTCTCCCCATTGGTCATCTTTGGCTTTAATGGACGTTCCTAGCTTCTCAAAATAGTAGTCGGAGAATCTAGCCCGTCTAAACCAAACGTCGTACTCAGGCCAAACCACGGTCTTTAACTGGGTGTCTGTGTTGGCTGTGATACGGCCGCGAAGCTTATGGGTGTAGAGTAATATTATGTTAATGATGGCACCGAGAGCAGTCTTCGCAGCTCCGTTACCCGATGATACAATAAGTTTATAGAGCTGATAGCGGGTAAGTGGGTTCCTTAAGTGAGCTGAGATTAACTCAAGCTCTTGGATCTGCCACTTGTATAAGTGTATGTCTTCCATGTCGGTACCTGGCTCACCAAAACCAAATATTAGATAGGCGAGTTTTACAAAGTCATAGCGATAAAGCTGTATGAGTGACTCGAACTCTTTGATATCGTCGGGGTTGTGTTTTTTCATTCAGTCACTCTCTTAATTCCATACAGTTGTATTTTACGATATATAGTCGCTCTTGATATCCCAAGTGCTTTAGCTGCCAAAGTAATGTGCCATCCGGTCTCTTTAAGAGTTTGAATTATGGTCTCTTTTTCTACATCACTAAGTCTCATCTTTTACCTCTCGGGCCTTTAATACTTTACGGTTGTCAGCGTCTTCAATCCTGGCTAGCAGAGTCTCTCTCATATTAGTTCCAACCTCATGCTCAACTTTAAGTGATTTCTTAAATACTTCTTTCTCACCACCAAGCATCTCAGCAGCTTTCAACTTATCCCAGAACTCGAATTTAAGTATCTTACTATGTATTCCAATGATGACCCCATTTGGGTCTTTATCATAAACATTCTGTATCGTGAGCTTCTTAATTACTCTACGGGTCTCAGCGGGGACTTGTGATATGTCCTCGTAGAATACTCCTGTGTCTGGGTTAACAAGGTCCACTGGATCAAAGTCAATTACCTCTTTAACCTTAGCTACCACTTCTTCCGCATCGTAACCAAACTTACGTGATCCCGCGGCGGCTATCTTTTGGATACACTCATAAATGTCTTTGTTGTTGATGAGGTGTTTACCATCGTTAGCGTGGAGTCCTGATAGACGGGCTGCTTGTTTTATATCTTTGCAGAGGTTGTAGTTGCTGATGAATAGCAGCACTTTGGGGTCAGTTGCGTGTATGGGTTTGAGGGTGGTTGAGATAATTTGGTTGATTATATCTGTGGTGGTTAGTGGTGTCTCGTCTACCAACAGAGTGGCCTTCTCGGAGGACTGTGTGAGCTTTTTTATACCTTCTTCCATAAGGTCTTTAGTTGCCTCTATAAATGTCTTTGGTTCTCTTAAGTGTGGAGGTATAGGTGGTGCAGGTGGTTGTTTCATATTGATACAGTATGCAGTCTTGAAATATATTTCAACATTTTTCGTAACGTGAAATATATTTCACTCAGATCGATTATATGTGGTCGCGCTTGGGGAAATACGTATATACGTGCATAATATTTTTAATTTCAAAATGTATATTGTATATACGTATAATTTTAGGGTCCGATTAGTTTATAAAAAATCCGATATTTTTGGGA